GCTTTTTTTTCCATGTCAGAAATGTATTGCACAACTTTCCTAGTAATTCTTTCCATTCTCTCTTACCTTATCTTTTAATTCTTCTATATCTTTTAATGCCTTATCTAGTTGTTCACTTAAAAATTCTATATTAACTTTGTTAGTCATGTTCATCTCTTGAGTCTTCTCCATCTTCTCTACAGACTTATAAAGATCTTCCAATAAAAAATGTTGTTCTTGATCTACAGGTACTTGCTCAGATTTCTTAAGCAAATCATT